ATATTAGTACCTTGGTTAATGTACTTACAGTGGTTTAAATGAGCAACTTTCCTTGGGATATACAATTAATAGCAATGTTTATTTTTATTACTTTATTTTTAACTTTAACATTGATATTTATATAGGAGGAAAATATGGACGCTTTAAAAAATCAAATCAAAGAACATGAAGGATATGTTAATACAGTTTATAAAGATTCACTCGGAAAAAGAACAGTAGGTTATGGTCATTTATGCGTAGAAGATCATTGGGAAGATAATAAAAAATATGACCAAGAATATTTAAATAGTATTTTTGAAGAGGATTTTAATAATGCTTGTGGTATAGCAAAAAAACTTATTGGAGATATATCTCTTAAACAAAGTTCTAAAGAAGTTATTATTGAGATGTGTTTTCAATTAGGATACCGAGTTGCTAAATTTAAAAAGATGTGGGAAGCATTAAAGCAAGAAGATTATGTTACTGCTTCTAAAGAAATGATAAATAGTCGCTGGTTTCAACAAACGCCTTTACGATGTAAAAAACTAGCTGGAAAGATGTGGAGAGAATAAAATGGTTTGGTTAAACATTGCAGCAAAATTAGTGCCAGGTATCATTAAGACAGGTATGTCTATTGCAGCGAATAGAAGAAAAACAAAAGAATTAGAATCTGTTGCAGAATTAAAGTTAGCTGAACGAATGGCGAATGGAGAGGTTGAATTTAAAAAAGCCGTTATTGATTCACATAGAGGAGATTGGAAAGATGAATTTTGTCTTATCTTAATTTCAATTCCTTTACTATTATTAGCTTGGTCTGTGTTTAGCGATGATCCAAATATCCAAGAAAAAATAGATATATTTTTTAATAAGTTTTCAAACTTACCTATGTTTTATCAAGCTCTTGTAGTAGGAGCTTTTAGTACAATACTTGGTATCAAAGGTATTTCTACTTTTAAAAAGAAATAAATCTATGGCAG